TCAGACTAATGCATTCGCCTGGAAAGTCTACTATGTATTTAGCAGAGGTAGGTCTATATGGATTGATTTTAAGTTTAAGAATATAGCAATAGCTTCCCTATACTTAACCGCCCTATACTCTTGGATAATGTAAAAACCCCGAGCTATCACAGCCCAGGGTTTCAAAACAACAAGAAACATCACACCAAAACGATGGATAAGAAGTTGTAAATCTACGAATATGATTCATTTTTTACAATTATATTTGTTTGCCGATTTGGTTTTTAGTGGTTTAATTGGTTGTTTTGTGAATAGGGCTTCTGAGAGGGAGTCCTATTTTTGCATTCTAAGGGCAAAACCAATAAATTTGCACCATGTCTGAAGAGGAAAAGATAAAGCTTCAAAATATTGAGAAGCGCAGGTCACAGATAAAGCCTATTACCGGCCCAAGCGACCCACGCATCTTACTGCGTAAGCAAATAGCTGAAACCAAGAAGAAGGACTTGAAGAATATGCTTGAGAGGGAACTCAACAAAAGCATTAACGGAGTCACTCGTATGGAAGGCTTAATTGCGAGAATGGTCTCCGAAGGCATTAGAGGCAACATGAGAGCCATAGAGCTTATCCTTGCCTACATCTATGGAAAGCCACAGAACGCTGTACAGCCTAATAACGACAAGCCATTCGTGCTTGAACTTAGCGATGGAGAAGATAAAGCAGTAGTAAAGGGAGACGCTATGCCTAATATTATTGAGATAGAGGCAGAAGAAGATGAAACTGACTAAGAGACAAACCGAAGCCTATCGGATGGCTATTGCTGGAGAGAAACAGTTCATTCTCTTTGGGGGAGCTATCCGTGGTGGAAAAACTTATTGGCTGCTTCTAACCTTCATCTCCCTATGCTCTAAATTCCCTAAGAGCCGATGGGTGATTATCCGTGCGAATATGCCAACCCTTGAGCGCACTACCCTTGTTACTTTCAATTCTATACTGAACGAAGGTCTCTCGCAGTATATCTCTACCTGGGACAAGAAGACTCAGACTGTCACATTCACTAACGGCAGCGAGATACTCTTCATGGGTGAGAACTACGAAACCGACAAAGACCTTGACCGCTTTAAAGGCCTTGAGATAAATGGTGGTGGCATTGACGAGATTAACGAGTGCCAAGAACAAACGCTCTACAAACTCCTTGAACGATCAGGCTCTTGGAACAACTCTGTCGGCAGACCTCCAATCGTAGTACTTGCTACTTGCAACCCTGCCAATAACTGGGTGAAGGAAGAAATCTACGACAAGTGGGTAAAGAAAACTCTACCCGAGACTTGGGCCTACATCCCATCCAAGATTACAGACAACCCTTACATCCCTGCCGACTATCTCAAGTCGCTTCAAGCCAATATGCCCGAGTATGAATACCTCCGATTCGTTGAGGGTGATTGGGAAGTTAATGAGAAGCCTGAGAACCCATTTTTTATCGCCTTTGACGGACGAACTCATGAGAGCATGGACATTTCCTTCAACCCAAATATTCCGTTGCTTATATCGCTTGATTTTAACTTGCAGCCATTCGCAGGAATAGTTGCTCAGAAATGGAGCGACAACATGGGGGACCACTTCCACATTATTGATGAGTTCAATGTGGTGGATGGTAGCATACCTAAGATGATAGATGTGATTAGGGACAGATACGAACCTTACCTGCCGATGTGCCTAATTACCGGTGATGCCATGGGTAAGCGTGGAGATTTGTCTCAGAGAGATAACGCCAACTACTACGAACAGCTCGCAAGGGGATTGAACCTCCGCACGAATCAGATAAGAGTGCAGCCAAACCCTAAGCACGAGAATAGCCGAGCGCAATGTAATTACATCCTTCGCAACCACCCCGACTTTAAGGTGAATGCTAAGAAATGCCCTAATACGGCAAGGGACTTCAAACAGCTTAGTTGTGATGCAGCAGGCAATATCATAAAGAAGAATCGTAATATTATAACGCAACTCGCTGACCATGGTGATGCTGTACGATATGCATTCAACACGTTTTTAGGTGATTGGTATATTACCCACCTTAAAAAAAGTAAATACAAAACTTTACCTTTACAATAAAATAGTAAAGTTATGAGCTGCCTTGAATGTACCGATTGTCTTGATTTGGGAACTTACGATATCTGCTGTGAAGAAGTCTTTATCGGAAGGATGCCCGAAGAAGAAACCGAGTATTTGTTACTGATTAAAGATTTGTCTCTTAATTCAATTATTAGGCAGGTGTATGAGTCTTCCGATCAAGGAGACGTTTACCTCATCCCTAACCAAACTAAATTTGCTGTAAATAGAACATATGAAGTCAGAATTTACCCTGCTGATGCTTGCAATTTTGACGATCCCCTTGATATTGATACGGATATCTCTGAGGACCCTCAAAGCTGTGTTTCGTTGGATTTTTTCTATTCCGAATGATAGAACGAGCAATAATAGTTAGCCTGCTGATAGTTGCGACAAGCATCTCATTTGAACCCGAGATGATTTTGCACAAGTTCGCTAAAACGCTGTCTAAGCTATTCCCTGAGGGACATATCCTTAATAAGCCTACACACTCTTGCGTAGGATGCATGGCTTCCATATGGGGGTCTATTTATTATTCAGCAACTTCTTTGCTGCCATATTTTGATTTTAGCTTAATAGAGATGATATTTGTGTGCATAGTATGCATACCACTAAATTTCATTTTCACTAAGCTTGCCTGATGTACAAATTACTTTATAAGCTTTTCAAGAAAGAGCTAACCCAATTGGTTTGGGATGAAACCTACAAGCCCGACACCATGCGTGGCTTAAAGTTCGCCATGGTCTGCGAAGGACACCGCTTCTACGTTTACAGCAATTTGTTCGATGTGCCTATTGAAAGAATGGGTAGAGTTCAAGACTTTATCATCCAACTTAACCGAGTTGTTAGCAATGGTGAGTTAGAGAACTTTGTGGACCAAATGGAGAAGGCTCTATTCGCTGCTACGGCAGGAGACAAAGTAAAAGACCTTGCGAAGATTGGCTTCCTTATTGGCGAACTAAAGGCAAGAAAAGAAATGCTCCTGCATCCCGAGATTATGATGGAGCTTGCTGGTGCGCTTTACATCCGTGAAGACCAAAACCCTGCTGAGTGGAACGATGAGTTCGAGCATAAGAAGGTAGAAATGTTCCGCAACAACTACAATAGCGGTCAGTTGTACGATTTTTTCGTTACAGCCGGGTTGAGTCAATTCTTTCCCAACTTCGAGTCTTTAGAAAAAGACTGGATGATATTGTGGGAGCAATCGACAGCCCGGCTTCAGGCGATGCAGGAGATGTTGAAATCCTCTCTTTAGGGGCAGAACTATACATGAACGATGTCAATTGGAGAGAACTATTCGTCTCCATGGCTAAGGGCGATATACTTGCGTACAACGAGTACATGAAATCTTCATTGGAGAAAGCCTTAACTTTGTTTGCATACAATGTAAAAAAGAAATCTAAGGATGGCTCAAGTTAATATTCAGTATACCGCAGATATATCTAATTTAAACAATGGTTTATCTGAGATAATTAAAAAGCAAGAACAAGCCTCCTCCTCTGCCAAAAAGCTTGGGGATGATTTGTCTGATGCTGCCAAAAAAGCCAAATCCGAAACAGATAAGCTTGATTCTGGAATAGCAAGGCTAACCGCAGCAATCACTTCTGCATTTGCGGCATCTAAGGTTATAGAGTTTACAAAAACCTTAATCGAAGCAGAGAGAAAGATAGAACTACTTCAAAACAGATTAAATTTTCTTGCTGGGTCTGCCTCCTCGGGGGAACAGATGTTTACAAGGCTTGAGGCAATTAGCAGAAGGCTTGGATTGAGCTTAGAGGATACTGCTGAAGGATTGGCTTCTTTCGGTATCGCTGCACAGCAAGCTGGGTTCTCCGCTCAAAAATCAGAAAAAATATTCGTTCAAGTAGCATCGGGTTTACGAGCCGCTGGTGCTTCTTCATTACAGACCCAAAGAGCCTTCTACGCATTACAGCAGATGATGTCTAAGGGGGTGGTTGCTGCGGAAGAATTAAGAAGGCAGTTGGGTGAATCTTTGCCTGGCGCATCTGACTTAATGACTAAGGCTTACAATAGACTGCATCCTGCCGCTAATTTAACAAGCCTTGAGTTTACCAAGCTTCTTGAAAGCGGTAAAATAATTTCTAAAGACATATTGCCTGAGTTTGCGATGGTTATTGAAGAGACATTTGCTCCTGCTCTATCAGGAAAGTCAAACTCTTTAGACGCTTCATTAAATAGGGTTAATAACGAGATTCTAAAGCTGAAGCTAAACATAGGTAATGCCGATTGGTTTAAGGCTGCCGCAAAAGTTATATCAGACTCTTTATATGAATTAAATGCAGTACTCTCTTCTGAAAGCCTTAGCACGTTAGATAAGATATATGCATCTCTATTTGTGGGTGACCCCGAAAAAACAAAAAGAGCGGTTGGTGCTTTTGATATGATTAATACTGCTATTAATGAGCAGAATAAAAATACAGAACAAGCAATAATTACAAACAATGTCTTTGGCAAGCAATTAGACAAACAAACAGATAAGTATAAAAAAATGTCAGAAAATCAAAGAAGTCTGACAAAACAACAACTTGAATCTGAATTTGACAAAAACAAAAAACTAATTAAAGAGGCAGACAAAATGAATGTCTCTGAGCGAATTAGAAGGAATAAAGAAATAACTGATGCAAAATCAAGAAATGAATTTCTTTCTGCCCTTAGGATGGAATATTATAATCTTGACGAAGAAAGAGCAAACGCATCTTCCAAGGCTACAAAAATAGAAAACCAAGGGCTACGAGACTTTATTGCTTTGCAAAAAATAAGATTAGCAGAGGCAGTAAAAGGCAGCGAGGAAGAGTTGTCTATAAAGCAAACCCTTATAGTTGCTGAAGCACAATTGAGGGCTGAGGGAGAAAAATTAACCGCCAAAGAGAGAAAAGCTATAATGGAGCAGTCTTATAGAGAGGCTGAGGAATTAACTAAAGGATACAACGATAGAATATTCAAAGAATATCAAAATGCTATAAAATCAGGAGAAAAGTTTGCTAAAGACTTAAGGAAGACCTTTAGGGAGGGGCTTTATGCTACTATAACTGACCCAATGCAATTGGAGATTGAAAAAACAATAGATTACTATAATGACCTTATAGACGAAGCTGAAAAGCTTGGATTGGATACAATTGCATTAGAAAAAGCAAAATATGCTGCAATAGATGCTATAAGGAAAAAATCTGCGGATAAAGAGAAGGCTGAAAGAAGAGATTTATTTGAAGAACAGATGAGAGAAGTGCAGATAATTACAAATGCATTTTCTGAGTTTTTTAGCTCAAGACTTGAATTGGAATCTGAAACTGCTAAGTCTGCATTAGACAATCTTGAGCAAAGATTTAATAAAGGGCTTATATCAGAAAAGCAATATGAAGAGCAAAAGCTTAAATTACAAAAAGAAGCTTTTGAAAGAGAGAAGAGCCTTCAGATAGCAAGGGCTATTATGTCGGGAGCTAATGCTATTTTATCTATTATAGGCAATCCAACAACCGCTGCTCTTGCTCCAGTATTAATTCCATTGGCTTTAGGCACAACGGCTACCCAGCTTTCCATTATTGAATCACAAACTCCAGGATTTAAGGAGGGCGTTATTGGACTAAATGGCCCAGGAACTGAAACTTCGGATAGTATATTGGCAAGATTGTCTAAAGGAGAGTCTGTAATGACTGCTGCTGAAACAAGGAAGCACAAGGATGTGCTTGAGGCAATTAGACATGATAGGCTTCCAAGCCTAATAGCAGAAAAGTATATTATACCTGCATATAAAGATTCTATGGATAAGCCAAGAAAGGCTGCTTCTGATGCCACAAGCATGGAGGCTGCTTTTCAAACAGCAGAGCTTGTTCAAGCTATAAAGGGTAATAAGAAAATAAAAATAGCGAATGTTGACGAGTTTTCTCGTGCAATTAATTCAAAAAGCACATCTGAATATATGGCAAGAAGGAGGAAGTGGTAATGGGATACATAGTATCTATTAACAGCATACAGATAAATGACGAGCCTATGGGACTCGTTGATGCTTCCGTAGAGATGTCGAGAGACCAAGATATGAAAATGGTTTTCAGTAAGTTCATATCTGATTTAGTTTTTTGGGGAGATGGCTATTCTGTTCTAAAGTCACAAATAGCATTATTAAGCAATATTTGCGATGCAGTTCCAATAAGCATAGTGGAAGATTGCGCAAATGGCTTTGAGTTTAATGGCGTTATATTTCCTTCTGATATAGAAGAGAATCTTACTAAATGCACAATAAAGGCTACCATAGAAGATGATGATCTTGAGTCTCGAATAGTTAGGTTAAAAGACTTGTCCGTTACGATAAATGGCGGAAAGACTTTAAATGGATTGGCTCTTGCAAATCTAACGACAACAACTCTTGCTGGAAGGCAGTATTGGTATTTAAAAGACGTGCTTCAGTATATAGTAAGCTACATTACAGACTCATCTGTATCTATTGACTCTTCTTTAATAAACACAAATGTTTTTAGGCAACAGGTCTTAATTATTGCTATATCGGGAGCAATCCCAACTGCTGGGCAGACATTGGTTATTTCTTATGTGGACATTTATGGTAAGCTGCAAACAATTAATTTTACATACACCGCAACTCTTACATTAGAGCAAGAGCTTCGAATAGCTTTAAATCAAAACGTAGTATCATTAAGCAATCTTGGTGGTATAGACTTTACTTTCCCTATCTCAACAGAGTTTAATTTACCTACTGGATTAAGGTTAGAATTTTGGAATACATCTAATTTTTCTATAAACTCTTCGGGAATGCCGGGGGTTGTGTTCACCATAACTCAGCAGCAGTCTTATTCTTATGGATTGGCTAACGTGCTGATTTCGCCCGATATAATTTATAGAGCAGTATCTCCAGCTACTCCAGCCACAAATACAACCGGACTTTCTTTCTTGGATGTATTTACTCCTATAAATTCAATGGCAAATGTGGCTATGAAATTTTATAGGTCAGGAAGCTCAAGTTTTCTTAAAATAGAGCCTGAGGAAGACTTTTTTAATTCTTCTTCTCTTTCTATATCTGTAAGAGAAGTAAAGGATTTAATTAAAAGACCATACGACCAATGGGGTATATCTGAATTAGAGGTGTCTTCTTCTGCGAGTGATATATGGAATATATTCAATAGCAATGGATATGTTGGTGAGATATGCGGAAACTCAGACTATACTGCAAATTTTGGAAGATTTAACCAAGCTGGCTCAGGTTCTTCAGAAGATTATGTTTATGTAACAAATTTTTTCTCTTCCACTCCTTTTGACGGAACATATACAATTTCTTGGAGAGCAGGAGGGTCTGTTTCAAGTGCGCTTATAGGTGGCGTTATTCAAATGTCCCACTATTTAGTAGCAAGACAATGGGCATTTAGGGCAAATACTCTTACTTACAGAGGTAATGAAATGAAAAATCCAAATGCTCTTTTGTTAAATAATGAACTAAGCTTTAGTCATCCGTTAACGATATCTGAATACAATACGCTTTCTTCTAATCTTGAAGGGTACTTAAAGGTTAATGCTTTTAGCAACGTATCTTTGGACATTGATGCATACGTCCTAAATGTTCAATATAAAATAAAGAACGGCATGACAACCTTTCAACTTATATCAGAATGAGTACATACACCATAGTCCCTAACCAGCCTCTCGGATGGAGCGCTACAATTCCTACTGACGAATGCGGATGTGATAAGCACGAATACTGCGCTCCACTTTTGTTCGAGTTTAGCAACGCTGTATATGATGCCTACACGGCTCGTGCGGTTGCTGATGGGGCATTGCCAAGCGATATCCCCGAGGCTTGTATGGAAGAGATAATGGATGCCTTCTACGAGCTTTCAAGGTCTGTAAGGTATGTGTCTGAAAACATATCTTTTCTTTATGAAAAAGACGGAGAGGAGCAGGCTTGCGATAACTTAGGAGTAATACTTGAGGATGAGAGGGCAGTTGTACTAACTGACGAAACAACTCTTTTAGAGCCTGAGGATAGAGGCTATGTCGCTGGAGCAATAGGATTCAATACACAAGGCGGAGGTCCCGAACCGATCCCTCAGAGTATGGACTTTACGGCTTACGACTTTCTTGCTCAAGATTGCGTAAACACCTTCGGCTTTACCATTACCCCTGACGATGACTTAGAGTTCCCATGGACTATATCAATAACCAATGAATATGGGGATGTTTACGAAATATCAAGCGGAGATGACCCTGCTGCTGCTTTCTCGGTTACTTTTGATATGATTATAGGTCCAAATGGATTTACAATTGACGTGCCAGCAGATGGAGAAGCTATATTTGATGGAATAATAAGTCTTCGTGCTATGTTTGTGCCATGTACTTTTGAGCCATTGGGACTTGTAACTTCCGAAAGCTCCGAGGTCATTGGAGAGCTTTTTGAATCAGAAGTAAGCCTTGAGACTTTTAACGGCATTGATTATGGAATATTCAATGGCAAAATAGGTGTATATGAAATTACTCCTGAGTTAAAATGTGCTTACATTAAGTTTGGTTCAGCGTGTTGTTGCACAGAGGTTTTTTACAGCAAGTGCATAAAGCCGATTACAGACCCTTGCCATACTGTTAAGATAGAATATTGGCAGACACCTACTACAACAGATGGTGCTTTAGGATTTGGTTTCTACTACCCTGCTGCTACTGTTGGAAATGAGTTCAAGCAATTCATGCGTGTATGGGGCGAGGTTCGCAATCCGCAGTATGATGGCGAAATGGAGATGTATCAAGATAGCTTTGGTAGAAAGAAAGTAGTGTATGCTGAGAGCA